TATTTGCGCAAGTCCTCGCCGTTGATCGGCCTTTGCGCGAGCGTGCGGTACTGCTCGGCAGTCGCCTCGAATGCGGCGTCGGCCGCGTTCATCGTGTCGCGGATCGCGTCGAGGGCACTCTTGATGCCCTTCGTGTGACGTACGCGCAGGAGTTTCGACTCCCCGCAGTCGATCGACATGGCGAGGGTGTTCGCGCAGACGACGCGGATCGGGGTGAACCCGACGCGGGTCGCGAGCGTCCCATCGTGGGCGTTGGCGAGAAGGAGATACTTCAGGACTTCGTCGCCACGGACGATCTCGCACGGCTCGCGGTTCAGCTTCGCGAGCACCCAGACGCGCTGGCCGCCGCGAAGGCTGCCGGCGGTCTCGGTGGTCGCCTCTCCCGCCTCGACGAACGGATCGAACCAGGAAAACGCGTCGGCGTTCTGAAGCGGCGAGTAGCCGGGCCCCACGACCCCGAGCACTTTGCCGTCGCTGACGCGATAGGTGGCTTTGTGATTCACCAGCTCGCCGAGGTGCGAGCCGTCATCGTGCGCGGTGTAGAGCGGCTTGGTGCCGACGACCCAGTCGAGACCCGCGGCCACCATCGCCTCGCGGGTCGAGGGGGGCGCGTCGAGCTTGACTCCGAGCCGGTGCCACGGGGATTCACCAACGAACATCATCGTCTCAACTTCGTGAGCCATGGGAGTGCCCTCCTTCGGGCGCGTCGACGATTTATCTCGTCGAACACGAGTGACTCTAAAGGAGACCGGTAGCGGGGCAACGGAATTGGCCAGAAAACCCGGGATATCTGCGAGACTCTGCGACACCGCATAAAGCACGTGGGAAACTCGGCTAATCGCGACTCCGCCAAGGCGGCCATACAAGAGCGCAGGGCGCAGGCGCTCGAGCTGCGCAAACGCGGATACTCCTATCGCGACGTCGCCAAAGCGCTCGGCGTGAGCGTGCAGGTGGCCCACGCCTACGTGAAGGACGCTATCGCTGCGATTCCGGTGGAGGCGGCCGAGATCGTTCGAGCGATGGAGCTTGAGCGGTGCGACCGACTTTGGAACTCCCTTCAGACGAAGATCAAGGACGGCGACCCGCACGCGGTGCAAGCGGCGATTCGCGTGCTCGACCGACGGGCGAAGTACCTCGGGCTCGACGCGCCGGCCGTGACGGAGATCACGGGCAAGGACGGCGGTCCGATCCACATCAGTGAGACGCAGGCGGCACAGGATGACCTACTCAGCCGCTTGGCTCGCATCGCTGCCGCCGGAGGACCGGGAGCGGGCGGTTCGCAGCCTAAGTAAGGACGATGCGCAGCGGCTCGCCTACACGTGGCGATTCTGGGCGCGACCGAATCAGATCGCGCCCGAGGGCGACTGGCGGATTTGGATGCTCCTCGCCGGCCGTGGGTTCGGCAAAACGCGCAGCGCGGCCGAATGGATTCGTGAGCGCGTCGAGTCGGGTGCGCGACATCTCATTCTCGCCGGCGCCACGAGCGCTGACGTTCGCGACATCATGGTCGACGGAGAGAGTGGCCTGCTCGCCATCTCGCCCCCGTGGAATCGCCCGGTCTACGAACCGAGCAAGGCCCGCCTCACCTGGCCCAATGGGGCGCGGGCGCTCATGCTATCCGCCGATGAACCCGACCGTTTTCGGGGCAAACAATCGGATTCTATCTGGGCCGACGAACTCGCCGCCTGGCGCTACCCCGAGGCGTGGGACCAAATGGTCCTCGGCTTTCGGTTGGGAGCAGGCTACGGCATCGAACCGAAGGGCATCGTCTCGACGACGCCGCGGCCGACGGCGATCATCCGAAGCCTCTTGAAGGACCCGCGCACGGTCGTCACGCGTGGCAGCACGTACGACAATTTCGCGAACCTCGCGCCGGCCTTCATCGAGCAGGTCAAAGCGAAGTACGACGGCACGCGGCTCGGGCGGCAGGAGCTCTTCGCCGAGGTGCTTGACGACGTCGAGGGAGCGCTCTGGTCACACGACTTGATCGATTCGCAGCGGGTGGCTAAGGCCCCCGAATTGCGCCGCACCGTCGTGGCGATTGACCCGGCCGTCACCGCCAACGAGACAAGCGACGAGACGGGCATCGTCGTCGCCGGCCTGGGCGTCGACGGGCACGCCTACGTCCTAGCGGACTATTCCGGCAAGCGCACCCCGAACGAATGGGCGTGCGCGGCGATCAAGGCGTACCGCGATTTCCACGCCGACCGGATCATCGCCGAGGAGAACAACGGCGGGAAGCTCGTCGAGATGAACCTGCGCACCGCGATGGCCCATGCGCCCTACAAGGGCGTGCGAGCCGCGCAGGGCAAACGCCCTCGGGCCGAGCCCATTGCCGCGCTCTACGAGCAAAAGCGGGTCCACCACGTCGGGATTTTCCCCCAGCTCGAAGATCAGATGTGCACCTGGGAGCCGCTCACCGGCGCCAAGTCTCCGGACCGGATGGACGCCCTCGTGTGGGCCATCACCGAGCTCACGCTGCAACCGGTCACCCGATACGCCTTCGCGAACCTGGACCCGGTATGATCAACTTCCCGCCGACCATCACCTACGGCGACTTGTCGACGTGCTCGGATGAGTACGAGGCGATGAAACGGGTTCGTCGGTCGATCAATGACTTTTACACCGGCGGTTTCAGGCTCGCGAACAACGTCGGCGCGTACATCCCCAAAATGCTCGGCGAGAACCCGAAGCGCTACGGGGAGCGGATTCGCAGCGGCGCCTACATCAACTACTTCGCCCAGATCGTCGACTACTTCGCCGGGGCGCTCTTCACGCAAGAACTTAGCATCCGACCGCCGAGCGACGCCAAGGACAAGTCGACGATGGGCGACACGCCCAACGACGACGACGTCTACACGCGGTTCGCCAAGAACTCGGATGGCGCGGGCAAGTGCCTGAATGAGATCCTGCACGACACCGTGATCACGGCGCTGAAGCACGGCACGGCGTGGCTCCATGTCGAGCTGCCCAAGGCCGCCGACGAGGTCAAGTCGAAGGCCGACGAGGAAGCGTTGGGCCTCGGCGTCCCGTACCTCTTCGAGGTGCCGCACGAGCAGATCATCGACTGCGACTGGGACGACGACGACGAGCTTACGTATCTCGTCTGCCGCACCGTCAAAAAGCTCAAGGGGCCTCCCGGCCGGCGCAAGAAGAACGTTCTCGAATCCTTCACGGTGTGGATTCGCGAGGAAAACGAGGTGGCATGCGCCATCTACGCGATCGAGTACGACCCGAACAAGGCGCCGCTCGACACCGACGACGTGAGCCTGGTCGAGACGACCGAGACGAGCTTCACGCGCATCCCGATCCTTCGGATGGAGCTGCCTGACGGCCTCTGGGCCGGCAACAAGCTCTGCCCCATGGCCAAGGAGCATTTCCAGCGCCGCACGTCGCTGAACTCCGCCGAGAACCGGAGCATGGTCGCCATCCCGGTCGTGAAGCTCGGCCCCGAGGTTCCGGCCCCCGGCGGTGACCTCAACGAGGCGGCGACCAACCCGGACCGCGGTTCAGACCCGGTCTCGCAGTTCGTGAGCAAGGGCTACGAGGTCATCGGCGCCGGAGACGACATGCTGTTCGTCGAGCCGGACGGCAAGGCGTACGACCACGTCGCCAAGCGGATCACGGACCTGAAGGACGAGATGTTCCGCATCTCGCACCAGATGGCGGCGGCGGCTTCAATGGGCAGCAGCGCCATCCGGCGCAGCGGGCAGAGCAAAGAGCAGGACCGAGCCGCGGAGGCCATCGTGCTCGCCGCCATCGGGCGCATCGTTCGCGCGTTCGCGATTCGGATCTACGAGACGATCAGTACCGCCCGCGGCGAGAAGGTCGAGTGGGTGGCGCACGGTCTCGACACGTTCGAGTCGGAAGAGCGTGAGCAGCTTCTCGAAGAGGCGGTGTCCGTCGCCCAGGTGGACATCCCCTCGCAGACGTTCCGCAAAGAGCACGCGAAGCGCTTGGCGAGGAAACTCGTCCCGAACATGCCCCCGGCGACCATCGCCACCATCGATCAGGAGATCGACGAGGGCACGGAAGACGATCAGCGCGTGCGCGACCTTGAGCAGGACGTGCACGTCGCGGAGCTCAAGAGCCCGCAGCCGCAAAGTCCGGCGGCGGGGGCGCCCAAGATGCCTAAGGCCCCGGTTGCCCGGTGAAAGAGCGCAAGGTCACGAAGGCCGAGAAGCTGGCAGCCGGCATCCTGCTTTTGCGCGGCAAGTCGCTCACGCGAAGGCTCGCCGGACTTGCCGCGACGCATGCGGCGCTCGCGGCGGACCGCGCCGGCGATACCCGCCTCGCTCTACTCGGTGGCCTGATGACCCAATCGGACGCCTTTGCGGACGAGGCGCGCCGCGCGATCCGCGATTCCCGAGCGCAGGTGCGGGAGGACGCCCGCGACCGGCTCCGAAAAGAGATTGCCGCGCTGGGCATCGTCTGGATCGCGAGCGGGCTTCACTTCGGCGATCGTCACGCCGCCGATGACGTCAGCGCACATGCCGCGGCGGACTCGCTGGCGGCGCAGTGGCGGGGCCTTGCGATGGCTCGCGCCCTGAAGGCCCAGCGCCTGGACGAAGACGTCCGGGCCGCGATACGGGCCACCGGCCCGGCGATGGTCCCGCGGGTCGCGCGCACCGCCCAGACCGAGGTCGCCCAAGCGTACAACGACGAGCACCGGTCGGCGCTGCGCGAGGCCGTGCAGTTCGACAAATCATTCCGGGACGGCGAATTCGCGTCGCGGGTGGAAACGCTCGTCAAGCGCCGATGGTCGGCGCTGCTCGATGCGTGCAGCGAATGCTGGCCGCTCGACGGCGAGACGGTCGGACTCTACGAGGCGTTCACCGGGGGCGAAGAGCCCGGGTTCGTCCACCCGCACTGCCGGTGCGTCGAGGTTTTCGTGTCCGAAGAAGGGGCGAAGGCGGAGGCGGCATAGTCATGCGCGTCTACATCATTCGCCATTCGGTCCGCGAGTCGCC